GGGACCTAAAAGCGTTCCATCATCTTTAAGGACGGTAGCTCTCAATCGTTCGCCGATCCCGCGCGCGACCGATAACTTGTTAACATTTTCAAATGGCGCGGCATCAACTGAAAGAGTTGCGCCGTTTGGTAATCCTTTGGTATAACTAACCGTAACACTTTGGAAGTTGTATTGTCCCGCATCATTAATAACGGGAACTTGATTCCAATAGATAGAACGAAGGAATTCTTTACCAGCAGAGGGAGCGGTATAAGGAGTAAATGTTCCACTGGAGTAACCCGTAAAACCAACTGTTCCAGATAAATTCCATGTTCCCGAAACTAAACCTTCAATCTCTCCTTCACTGATTAAATCGAGTATGTCGATATCAGTAACGGAGATTCTTTTCATTACCTCCAATTCGTCACGCGACCAATTTTCTTTATAGCCGCTATAAAATATGATTCCCTCTCCGACTTCTGACATTATTTATCCTGTTGTATAATAATCCGGGCGAACATAACGAACGGTGTAGCTCTGAGCAATAACTTGACTTCCAACGAGTAATTGACCGTATCCAACCGGGATCGGCCCACCTTCGTTTGTTATATTAATTGGTCCGGGAAACAAATTAGATTTTCTTCCTTTATCTAAATCGCGGAAATCTTCAAATTGCGGAGGTTTACTGAGCATAGTTAGAACGCCCGCTGCAATAAGACCAACGCCCGCAAAAATAATCAGCCCAGCGGTAAACCAATCGCCGGTCATTGCGCCATATACTACACCGACAACCGCAATTAAAACACCAATTATAATACCTATAATACCTTTACTTTGTCCGTCGCCGCCGCCCGCCCCTTCAATTATAGGAACGACATCTATACTGCGTAAGTCTTCTCTCCGAATAAATAATTCAGATGTAACTAAAGACCCGTCTTTTAAACATTCTAAATTATCTAAAGGTTTTTCTGATAGAAAGGGAGATTCGTTAATCAAAATCTGATATTTCGCGCCGCCCTTTTCTTTTTCCGCCAAATATTTAAAAAACTTACCTCTAGTAATGGTGTTAATCGCGCGAAAACCTTCCCGCGCGGATTTAACTGAAAGTTTAAACAATTTCCCTACCTTTTTACCTAAATCACCATGCAAACGTATTTCAACTAAATTAGCCATTGCACATCCTTATTATACGTGTTGTTCGTCTTTTATAAGCATTAGAATATGTTTCAATTAAAGAAAAGCGATCGGGCGGATGATGTAAAAAAGTTTCATCTCCTAAATAAATTCCAATATGACAAGCCGGAGAACTTTCTTTATATTTAAAAAGAATACCATCTCCCCGTTCAATTTCCGCCGGTTCTATTTCTTTGAACCCATATTTTGGATAATTTTCTTCAAAAAGTCGCGGAGTCTCAGTTTCCCACTCTTTACTGCGGGAAAATTCAGGTAGATAAATATTAAGTTCCTTCTGATAAAATTCCTTAAAGAGCGAATAGCAATCAGATTTACCAATCGCATAAGTCCGGCCGATATACGGATTTTCATAATTTTCTGGATAGAATGTTAAAAATTGACCGGTTGGTTTTACGTAAAGAACAAAGGGAATATCGTATAAATGAGTGTTTTGTTTATCCAAATCACTAAAGTTCGTATTATCTAAATGCGTATGATAACAAGCGATGATCTCTCCTTGTGTCTCCGCGCGGATATAATCAAACGGAGAAATAGAAAAGAAATCGCGCGGTTTCTCTGAAATATTTCGACAGGGATAAGTAAAATATTCTTTTTTAAACAAAACAAGTCCACAACTCTCTTCGTGGTCCGAAGAGTTTATCTGAATTTCTTTTTTAACTCGTTCCGTTAACATTATCTTCCCGCAATTCGATTGACGCCCGGAAATCCGCCGAATGGTAATGAGGTATTCTTTCCCCATCTTAATTCGCATCCTAAAACGGTTTTCGAACATTGATCCGCCGACCAATAAAGTAAGTTAGGGGGACCAACCAAAGGATTATCTCCTTTTGAAACGAAATGATATTTTAATCCCGCTTTTTCGATATAAACCCAATCGCCTTTAAAATAAAGGGTTCCTAATTTCCATTCGCCGCGATAATTTGGTTTCCGCCCGATGATATCTTCGATTTTTTCATTATTTACCGTATACAGGTTGTCGGCCGTTGCGGGAAGAATACCGTCCCCATGTAAACTTGTTCTATTTGCGTTCCGTTCGTATAAACAACCTTCCCCGCGATATTGCCAAACGCATTTCCCTTCAACACACATACGAGAAGGTAGTTTAATTCCTTCTACTTCTAATAAAGTCGCTAGTTCAAATTCAATGATAAAACGGTTTTCGATGCTTTTTCGATCTATATAAAAAATATCGGGCGGCAATTCGACGTAACGATTTGGCGTAAATCCTTCAGGGACAACAAGATTGAGAAAGTTTTCTCGATCTAGATATTTAGCAAACGTTCGGCGGCGGGTAACTTTTGCGCCAGATAAATCTCCTAATTGTTGCATTCGTTGTCGAATAGTAGTTATAATAGGCATATTTTCTTCACTCGCCGAAAAAGATAATTTTGGTGTTGGCAACGTTCCTTGGGAAGTTATATCAAAACCCTCCGCTTTTATCGGAATGGCGGTATAAGCATTTCCTTGCCAATAAATAGTATTTAAACCTAATTTTGGTTCATTATGAAAACGAAAGATAGTTTGTGGATTGACTAGATTTAGTAAATTTACTAAACCTGTATCAAAAACAATATCAGTAATGTCTATTTCGAAAAGAGAAACAAGAGCATTTGGTGTTAAACTGAATATCTCGGTATTAGTGGCTAAACTTCCAATTGCGCCTTCGACGGGTGTAAATGGCATAACTTAATTAACAACCTCCCTTAACGTTGTAGTCACTCGAAAGTTATCATAGAAAACAGGATCAACCTGCCAACTGTCAGCAACGAATAATTTTGCGATTCCAAACGGACGCGGCGGCGTCCAAACAAACGATTCTACGCCTTGGCGGGCATATAAAAAATGAAGTATACTAGTCGCTTCTTGCAGAGTTTTTCCTTCGAAAACACAATCCATAGATATTAAATTATTATTAATACCTTCTCTACTTCTTTGTTCGTATCCGTCGCCGAACTTGACCGTTCGAACTTTCGGTTCGTTTGTTATAACTGAATTATAAACAGGCTGCCAAAGAAATTTGGGTTTCGAAACTCCATTAAATGTAGTCACTCCATCCCATTTTCCCGCATTTATATCTACGGAGAAAGAACCGGCGGATGAAGTGTGGTCTTGGGTGGCATAATAATATAGATTATTATAACTGACAATATCCCATTTATTATAAGAAGTAGTTGTTGACCACTCCGTAACCTCATAGATTGAATTAACTTGAGCCATTTTACCTTATACCTTTCTTTAAATTACACTTATATGGAGTGTAATATTTATTAAGGCAATGGCTAACAAGGCAACTCAAGAGGCGGTTCAAAGGGACCAACAGCGATTTTTTATCGGGACAACCGAAATACCGGGCGTCCAATCTGTTCGCGCCGAATATACAAATAACGCATCTTTAGTTAAATATTTGGGATTAGCCAAGTATAAACACATTCCGCGCGGACCACAATTAGCTAATATTTCATTATCTTCCCTTTTGATTTCCGATGATCTGTTAATTGGAAAAACGGGCGAAGCCGGTTTTAATGGTTCAATTGTTAAAAAAGATGGCACCCAAAGCGTTGGTTTTACCTCTGGTTATTTAACGTCCTACAGTTCCCGGTATAGTTACGGGTCCCTTCCGCAAATCGACGCCGGAATTACAGTTTTAGATAATTTAAATCAACCACAAACCATAGGCGAGCATCAAGCGATTACCGGCGCGGCTTCAAATTTAATACTTAAAATACCCGGTCCGGGTTGTTTAACTTTAAATATTGATGAATTTTCTACTAATCGAGTAGTAAGTTACGACATTAGTATTCAATGCGCGCGGAATCCCGTTTACAATTTAGGAAGTGTTTATCCTGCTTTTGTTGAATTAATTACCCCTTTGGAAATAACCTGTGCTTTTCAAGTAGAGATTAATGATTATCAAATGAAAAGTTTCCGCCGCTATCCGTTTAATGAAAATGTGCAAAATTTATCATTAACCGTAAAAACCTTTGATACCGACGAACAAATTATAAATTATACATTTAATGATTTGTTTATGATCGGAGAGGCGTATGAAACAACCGTAAATGGGAACGCGGGCGTTTCCGTTCAATATAAGGCTTTCTTTTAATGTTACATTATAAAAATGTTAAAGTGGGAATAAATGGAACCGGACTCCTTGCGGAATCTGCACAAGTAGACGTTTCTAATAATTTAATTCCGATCTTTTCGTTAGGAAAGAAGGGGTTAATTACCATGACTCCGAACGGGGAACTTGGCGGCACGGTTACCTTTAATTATTTAGTGGAACCGGGGAACGAGCCCGTCAACGGTATTTGTAAATATGTTCGAGAGAATGCGCAATCTTCTTATGACGCGTATGTGGTAGAGGTCGGCGGGATTAGTGGGTCTTATTTTTTAGAAAGTTATTCCGTCCGCGCGGCTGCCAATGATGCAGTCACAGCATCAGCTTCTTTTGTAACATATTATCCAGTGAGCGGACAATTAGTTGCCGCGCCGATGAATTTAAATCCGCGCAATAATTCAGGTATCGCCCATGCGTATACGACTACCTTTTTTAATGGTAATACACAAATTACCACCGGTAAAATAGCGAATTTCGATTGTAGTTTTAGAGCTAATTGGAATCCGGTTTATACTTTAGGCAGGAAAGAACCGACTCATGTTTTATTAACTTCGGCGGAGGAACGCTATAATATTGAAAGAGAATTCTTTAAAAATGTTACAATTTCAGGAGAGGCTCTATCTTCAAATATAAATATTGATAAAATAAAGATTTTCGAGTTAAGTTATTTAGTAAATAACACGGGAAATTTTATAGATTTTAACATAGATAACCATTTTCTCCGAAATGTAAACGTAGATGCGGTATTAGATGATATCGTTCGCGTTTCCTTTTCCGCCGAAAAAATTTATAATTAATAAAGATGTTTCATTTAGCTAAAAACTGTCCCGTCACGATCAATGGTAACGAAATCATTGTTTCGACCGCTGAAATCAAAAAGAGGATGGATTTACAGCCTACATATGAATTCGCGCAAAACTCTCGATTCAATTCTCGTTATACACCTAACGGAATAGAGCAATCTTTAACTTTAACCTACAATCTTACCGGCGCGGATTTTATTAAAGAATACATTAGCTCAAATGGATTCATTACTGGTAATTTCGGCGGATTAACGTTTAACTCAGGTATTCTTAAATCTTATTCTTTTAATGCCCAACCAAATACCCCGATCTCGGTCAGCGCGGAGATTGGTATTTATGATAATATTGCCGGGGCTTTTAGTACAACCGCTTCCTTAGCAACAAGTAAACCTATTTTAAATTTTTCCGATTGTTCGTTAGAATCGGATTCGGGGCGGCGGTATATTGAGACCGCTGAATCAGTTTCTTATAATTATACGGCGGAAGTCGATGCTTTTTACGAAATAGATAATAATAAAAATCAAAATTTTGTGCAGCCTACGCGAATAGTTGTAGGTAAACAAAACCTTGATGTAAGTATTGTTTGTGATAATTATGACTTTAATTTAAACATTTTTGGATTATCGGGGGTTGGCGTTAGAATTAATTGTAACCATCCCGATCTCGCAAATCCGGCCGAAACGTTCCTTTGTTCCGGATATTTAACGGAGGAATCAATTAATGGAAGTAATAATGAATTAGTTAAAAAAGTTTTAACCATTACCAGTAATCAGCCGGGCGAACCTCCCGTAATTACAAGTATCCATCCTTCTCCATTGGTTCCGAACGCCTCTTATACCATTGGGGGTCGTAATCTTAATAATCCTTTATTCGTAAATTTTGGTGATCGAACGGATAATTTTCCGCGCGCGATTGGGAGCACTCAGGTTTTAGGAACGGTGCCACGAGATGTTGTCTCTGGCGTTATTGAATTATATACGATCAACGGGCGCGCCGTTTATTCTAATCCACTTTATTCTTTTCCTGATATTACTATTTTGAATTTCAGTCCTCCTTCCGGCTTAACTATCGGAAGACAAGGACTTAAAGAAATTTCCATTACTGGTCGTAATTTTGATCGTATTGATCGGGTTTTATTTAACTATTTAGATGCTGATTATGTCGTGGATAATGCGACGTATATCCGCGCGAGCATTCCCACTGGTATTGAAAATGATTATATCAGGGTTGTTTCTTCTTTAAGAAATAAAAGTGGAGTTTCTCCAACTAAGTTTTTTACGTATCCGCGAATCGATTCGTTTAATCCAACTTCGGGTAAAGCGGGAGATACTATTTATATAACGGGTTTTAACTTCAACGATATCGAATATATTAAGTTTGGTGAAGCGATTTCAACTAATTTTACAGTCGCGACAAGTCGGGCGCTATCGGTTGTAGTTCCGGCGGGACCTTCGCGCGGACGCGTTAATATTTATAATTTAAGTGGTTTGAGTCATAGTCGTCCTTGGTTTACTCCTTATTTATTAGTAACGGGTGTAAATGTAACTGGCGCGGGAATAAATACACCAATCCATATATCCGGTGTTAATTTTGATACTGGTATTATGTATCCTACTGGGTCCGATGATAGATATTGGGTTGTATTTGGTAATCAAGAGGTAGGAATGAAACGCGTTAGCGATATTTTATTAACCGGGTGGCTAACGGAAACGGGAAATTATAATGGAAAAATTCGGGTAGTTTCCGAACGTCGAATCATGGAATATGATACTCCTTACTCTTTTCGATTTTTTGCTCCGCCGACTATTACAAGTATTACTAATTTGGCTAATCCGCGATTTGACTACACGGCGATAGCCGTTAGTGGTAAAACTTTCAAAGCAACGATTAATGGAACAAATTTGGATTTGGTAACCGGCGTAATGCTCACTGGATCGGGTGTTAATAATGCCGACCTTTACGTGCGCGCTCCGTTTTATTATTCGAACACCGATGGAACCCAAGCCTTTATTACTGGCTATAAACCATCCGGTATTCCCGCTTATTATCATACCGTTGTGCGAAGTCCGTATGGGGAAGCTATTTTAACCGGTAAAGTCAAACTAACGGAACAAGCTAATATCGGTGGCTATGGAACTATTACTCAATCCAGTAATTTCTTCACCACAGAATTATGCCGCGCGACGGTTGCGACGAATGGAATTACCGGCGGAAGTTCTGGTGATTATGGGATTAGTTTAACTCAAACAGAAGTAAATCCTTGGTGGCAAGTTCAGTTCTTGCAAGATATCGCCGAGATAGATCGTGTAGTTATCTACAATAGTTCCGGGCCGGAGAAGACTGGTTTAAGTCAATTTGTTGTTCGTGTTGGTGGTGGTAATAATGAGTTGATTTATATGACGGGTGTTCATAGTGGCGACGGCGGTTATCCAAATCTCCGAGAAGAATATCGATTTCCGACAACTGTTAGTGGAAGATACGTCCGTATACATTTAACGGGCGCATCCCCCGCGCCTGAAGTTACAAGATGGCTCGGAATGGCTGAAGTAGAAATTTATTAAGCCTTACGTGGTTTAAACTTTTGAACACGTTCAATAATATTCAGAAGTTTTTCTTTAGGAATATCAGAAACAGCATTCCACGTTGCCGCGCTTGCTTCTCCTGATTCGGTCAATTTCTTTTTTAACCACTCAAAATCCAAATTCTTTTCTTTTAAAGAATTTTCTAATCTCGCATAAGGATTCTCGGGCGCGGGATTAGCAAGAGCATTATTATGTTCTTGTTTTTCACCTAATTCCTCTTGTGAAACAATTGAAATATTAAGAAATTCCCGGACGGCGCGGCAAAATGCGCGATTTCCGGCGATTTCTACAAGAAAGTTCCGCCCGAAACTACTCGTATTGTCTAAAGAAGCGCCCGCAACACCTTCAGAGGTAACCACTCGATCTTCGGTTTCGTAATTCGGTTTCCATTCAATTGTGCAACAAACGGCGGCGTAATGCTCACTCGCGGTATGAATAGAATAGAAGTAATTATTATAACCGCGAAGCTTCGCAAGATAACGAATCCCGCCGAGAGTAATCACAAGGTCTTTATCTTGAAGTTTTGTTATGTCGGTTTCCCCGTTTTTATCTTTTGCGTATAAAAATTGAGTCGGAATAAGAGAACGCCAATCAACACCCCCCGCTTCATTAAACTTATAATCTATGCCTTCAACCAATCCATCAGCGTTACGAACAACCCTCTTTAAAGTATTTTTCATACAAAAAGATTAACGAAATTTAGATTATTTGTCAACTAAAACTTGGAAATTATCTATTTCGTACCAGAAATCCGCCGCGTGAGGATTATTCTTATTAAAGGTTTGCCAATTATCGCCTAGAGACTTTGCCGCGAAACCATTTTTCAAAGCATATCTACTGTTAAAAGCTTTTTGTTCGCTTAAAGTAAATTTACATGATTTGTAATAGAAAGAATCTAAATCTTTTAACTCATCAGGAACGCGGTTAATAATAGGTAAGATCAATCCAGCGTCAAAATAATGGAGTTTAATAGGATTCAACTTTTCTTCGTTAAAATAAGAAACTAATCTAAATGGTACCCCCGCGCGGCGTATTTGCTCCGGAAAATCCGGAACATGATTATCACCAATTATGTAGATAACCTCTACAATTTGTGTTTTAAACGCGCGGAGAATATCTTTATTAATCGGGCGATCTGTAATAATGGTGCATTTATTTAATTTTAATTGTTCCACGAGATTTGGTTCGTGGAAGTGATAATCCATACGAAGGATAAGGTGTCCGCTGGGCAGATTATCGATCCGGACAACTTGATTTGGCACGCATTCAATAGATAAGTTTTGGAAATTTGCACCGATAAAAACAGTTTTATAAGGAAAATCAAAGCGGATATTTAAAAGTTTACAAACCGCTTCGACGATTTCTTCAGGATAAATT